ACCGAAACTCAAGCAAAACGGTATATTAATGTAGCTTTACAAGACATGCACTTGGGGACGGATTATCGTTTTCCTTGGGCTGAGCGTAACGCTATTCTCGTTACTAAGCCTGAATACACCACCGGCACGATAACAGCTACCCAAGGATCTACCACAATTACCGGATCGGGTACGCTCTGGAATACGGCAGGTACTTTTGGAACGAATAATATGGTTGTCGGGGGCAAGATTACTATTGGCGGAGGGTTCGAAGTGTATGAGATATCTGCGATAGCCAGTGATATCAGTGCCACCTTGACCAGCCGTTTCACCCAAAGCACGGTAACCGCCGGCGCGTATCTGTCCTTTGAAGATGAGTACGAGCTAATAGCGGACTTTCTAAGACCTGTCGATATTATTCAGTTTTCAAGTCCGTTAAGTATAGAGCTGGTGGGGCGGACAGAATTTCGTAGACGTTATATCCGAAACAATATTACTGGTAAGCCTTTTATCGCCACCCTGATAGACCGCCCCCCTTCAGGAAACGCCGTTCCCGTACGAAAAGTACGTTTTTATAAAGCCCCAGATATCGCCTACTCAGTCCCCTACTCATACGTGACTTCTAATTTAGCGGTATCCTCGACGGGCACCGCACAAGCTCAGCTTTCAGCGGATACTGACGAGCCCATAGTCCCCTTGAGATACCGACAAGCTTTAGTGTGGCATGCGTTAGCTCTTTGGTACCGCGACAAAAAGGATGACGTACGGGCGGGCGAAACGTTTCAGCAATACATTTCATTTATGACTCGGGCGGTATCCGATAACGAAATAGGCGCAAGCCGGCCTATTATTCAAGTGCGTACAGGGCACTATAAACATAGAGCAAAGAGGCCCTATTCCCGTGGCGGGGGTCGGTTCGATAGAGGTTTTTTCGATGAAATGGGGAGTTGAGTAGATGCCAACGCGCTCACAAGTTGTTCGCCACGATTTTGCTGGGGGTTGGAGTACAGATTTAGGGCCAACTACCAAAATCCCCGCAAGGCCCGTGATCGGTATTCCGCACTTAGTCGAAGCGCAGAATGTCTTTTATGAATTGGACGGAGGCCCTCATAAAATAGGGGGTACTGAAAAAATAAATTCAACCGTCATTGAGTCCGGAGCGGTAATAACAGGGTTATACGATTACTGGAAACAAGGTACCACGGGCTCCGCCGCACGAAACAGGGTGCTGCATGCCGGCACCAAAATAAAAGCTGATGATAATGACGGCGTTTTCGCTGATATCTTTACCGGACTTGAATCCGGAGCAGTTCCCAATTACGCCACTTTTGATGACCTACTTATTATCTCCAGTGACTCAACGGTCGATGTGCCTAAATCCTGGGACCAAACGACGGCGCAAACTTTAGCGGGGACCCCGCCCAATTTTGCTTTTTCCGTTAAACACCAAAACCGTATGTTTGCGGCCGGGAACGTAGCCAGCCCCTCTACGCTGTATTATTCGGTTAACGTGGACCCCGAAGATTGGGCCGGCGCCGGTTCGGGGACGATCCAGTTTGACCCGGATGACGGGGATGTGATTACGGGGATCGCCTCGCACAAGAACGAGCTTTGGGTATTCAAAGGCCCCTATAAGGGCAGTATTCACCGGTTAACGGGTACCTCCAGCTCGGATTTTGCCCGGACCACCTTTATCGAAGGACTGGGGGCCGCCTGGCAGAACGGTATTTTTCGATTTAAAGATGATTTGGGATTTGTTTCACAGTTTGGAACGGTACATTCTCTGGCGGCTACTGCCGCTTTTGGGGATTTTAACGCCGCCGCCTTGAGTCTCCCCATTAATAAGTGGATTCGAGAACATTTGAATTTTAGTAAGCTAAGGCAGATTTGGGCAGTAAATGATCCACTTCAGGGTTACATCCTTTTGGCCATTCCGATAGATGCCAGTACTACTAATAATGAAATGCTTATGATGGATTACCGTTTTTCTCCGCCCCGCTGGGCGCATTGGCCGGCATACCAGGCTGGCGCTGCGGCTTACTTTCAGGACAGCAGCAACATAAAACGAGTATTAATCGGCGGAAATGATGGGTTTGTTCGTCGAACTCAAGTAGCCGCTAGATCAATTGATGGCGCTACTGCGATATCGGCCAAAGTAACCACTCCATTTTTTGATTATGGGATCCCGATTCAGATGAAAACGATATCCCAAGCCAGTGTTGGGATATCCCCAAAAGGGAATTTTGATGGTATTTTTGGGTGGGCGAGGGATGATAACGCTCAGCAGACCCAGACTTTCACCCAAGGAGGCGGGGATGTGCTGGGGGTAGCGGCGGTTAATCAGTTTACGTTGGGGACTTCTGAACTGGCTGGTGGCTCTTTTGTGGATCGATTTATGGAGTTGGAGGAGGGGGGCGAGTTTAGAAGTGTCCAGTATGAAGTAACTCAAACTGGCTTAAATGAAGACATTGAGCTACATTCTATATCAGCCACCATACAAGGTGGCGCCATTAGCACGGAGAACTAGGAGGTAAATTATTATTAAAGATTTGTTTTTTTCTTTTCATGAAACGGGTAGCATTTTTGTATAGAAATTTATATATTTGTTGTGCTTGGTTGTTCCCTTGTACATCTATTCTAGATATAGATTTATCATGTGTAATGTTAGGTAATTTTATTTTTGATAAGGCTGATAGGTGACAATTGTATTGTTTGATAAATTTTTCATTTCCGACAATAACAGTCCTCAATTGTCTAACTGTTCTTCCTTTTCTTTTATCAGGAGATTTTAAATAAACAGATCCATCGCCATCAAAATAACCTCTCATAAAATGGTTAAGAAGGGGTTTTTTAACACTGGGAAACGAAATAGTGTTAGTCTTTCTTGGTCCTATATTAAGTTTAAGGAGAGATTTTATGAGATGGTCTGAACTAAGTGTAATTCTAACGGTATCATGGTAATGTCCGTTAGAATCTTTTGATTTGTAACGGTATAAATTATGTTTACTATTGATATCTTTAATAAAATTATTAAGATGGCTGGAATCTTTATAAGAAAGAGCTATAGTAAGCATGTTTTGTCTTTTTTCAACAATCTGAATACATCCATCTGCTGTTATAAATCCAAGCCAGTATGCTTTAATTTCGGTATCGATAGAATCGAAAAAATATTCATTAAATTGAATAGATACTTTTGTTGGACGACATTTTATTCTATTCTTTTTAAGAATTTTCATAATACAATTTTGTGTAACATTGTATTTATTTGCTATTTTTTGCTGAGACCAATTTTTGGAATACAACAAACATATTTTTTTGTATTTATCTATAGATATTTTAATCATAGGGCACATATGCTTATTATAGCTAAAGAAGGAGGGTATTGCAATCGCCTTGTCGCGTATTAAGGTCTGGAGCGCCGGCGAAGTCCTTCTCGCCTCCGACCTCAATGGCGAATACAACAACATCCTTAATAACGCCTTAACGCTTATCTCCCCACTAACTGGATCACTTGATCTTAATGGAAATAAGCTTGTTCTTGATGCCGATGCCGATACATCGATAACAGCGGATACCGATGACCAGTTAGATTTTAAACTGGGGGGAACCGATATATTCGCCATGAAAACGGTGGCTAGCGCGGTTAACGGGATTGATTTTAAGGGGGCGGCGACAGGAAATGGTGCACTAATAGCGCCTGTTGGTTCAGATACTGATATAGATTTAGTATTGCAACAAAAAGGCCAGGGCAATGTAACTGTAGAAAGTTTAGATAGTCGAGCAGCATATAGATACCACGGCAAAGGGTTTATTGGTGGTCTTTATATTAACCAGTTGTCTAGTGGCGGTGATATTAATATAGGAAATGACGTTGAGTTTAACGGGACGAATTATATTGCCAGAGACACCTCAGCCTCCATGATTAGATTCATTAGTGGGGGGACTCTTAGGTACTACGCAGATTCAAGTCTAACAGCGGGTAACAGTTATACCCCAACAAATAGATGGCAAATTGACAATACCGGGAAACAAACCGGTGGCACCGTTCCTTTAGCGAGAATGGGGACTTCGGTGTTGGATTCAAGTTCAGCATTGACTCTCAGTTCATCCTTACAAGTATCTATTCAGGCTGGTACAACAACCAATAAATTTTATGTTCATGCTATCCGGGGGACATCGAATTTTGTCGCGCAGGGAGCTAGAGCAAACGCAACTCCCACACTCGTATTAGGTGGGCAGTCTGTGATTATCAGAAGAAATTCTGGAGGAAACGATACGCTTGAATTAGTTAACGCACACCCAGCAAACACTGTTACTTTTACATATAAAGTATACGACCTAACGGAAACTTAAAAATGAGTAGACCAACCCCTAATCACCAAGTCCACCAATATGAGCAAAGCAAATACCATTGGTGTGTTCAAGGGACTAAGATTATCGAAGTTGAACACATTGACTCTAAAACTGGGGAGAAGTTAAAAACCAAAGAGCCAATTACGACTTGTCTTGATATCACCCCAATCCCCAAACGGTATTTCTGTGAGTATGACAAGACTGGTAAAATTAATTCATTCCACCACATTACTTTTTCCTATTCACTAGAATGTGAGGACAACAAAATCCCTGTCGAGCCTCAAAAAGATTGTGAATGTTGTGAGATATTTGATATCCCTGAGTACAAAGACTTAACTGAAATAGTGGACAACTATAAAATAGTTGACAAGAAACTGGTGAAAAAGTAAATGCTCCAAATAACTGAACCTGGGAAAGCTGAACAGCGAGTAGATAAATATAAGTTTAGTATTAGCGTAGCGAGTAACGTTGACGGGGAGGATATTAAACAGTTAGTCCAGCAGTCTGGGTTTCCGACAGATATTGATATAAACTGGCAAGATATACACCCTTATTGGTTGATTGCTAAAG